GTAGGTTTCACGTTGTGCGTTCTTATCATTGAAGTTCATTAGAAGAACAGCATAATGCAAAATCTTCATAATGTCACGACGTGCAGTGCCTTTCTTATCATAACGAGAGGCATACTTGAGAATGTTAGATCGGCAGAATGCCTCTCCATCACCACAAGCTTCTATCAAATCCAGTGTTTGGATTCTATCATCACCAGCAGAGTAATGCTGATTATAAGTTCCACGGATATATTCAAGAAGTTCTTTTACAATCTCTTCTTCGTTATACTTCCAAGGTGTTGCAGGAGAGTTGGGAATAATATCATTCATATTTGGATTAGCAATCAAAAATTCATAATCACTGTGTCCCCAAGGACGCATACCATCATCAATAGTTTCTTTCATTGTTAGTTCATCATAAAGTAGGGACCAAGAGTTAACCATAGCAGAAAAGAAAATCGTTTACAAGAGACTCTGCTTTTTCTTTACCAAATTTACTGGAAAGATATCCACTCACAGGGTCTAACTTTTTCATATAAGAATCAAAGTCGCAATAGGTGGAAAAATCGTTTCCAGTAGGTTGTTCACATTCTAGCATATCCTTGTAGGTAGTCAAGTACTTCTTGAATGTATCAAGGTGTTCATTGACCTCAGACATTGTACACTTGGCAACATACACATTCTCGGAGAAGTGATTACCAGGTTCAAAAAATCGGAATGAACCATCTGCCTTAGGGAGGTCTGGATGAGAGAACAAATAGTTTTCCACTGGATGTTGAAAATCAAATACGATAATGACTTTCTTGTCAAAGAAACCCATCAAGTCCATACCGAAGCAAGGAAGATTGCTACCAGTTCTGGGATAGATGATGTTGTTGTAAATACAAGATTTGTTATCCCATATTTCAACTTCTCTAGATTTAAGAATGTGTTTAGTGCTGTAGATCTTGGCAGAAAGAGAGGTATTGTTTTCCTCCCAATCTGCCCAATCACAAATGTTCTCTAAATCAGGAAAGGTTTCCCAGATTGCTGTCTTGTACTGATTCCATAGGGAGTTGGAAGTCTGCATCAACTTTGTCATAGAGTTCAAGGAATGCTTGTTTAGTTTCATCATCAAATCGGTTTACACAAACTTGGATTGCTTTCGCTTTGTCTTGGAAGATTGAATAGGCACGAATAATGTGGACAAGACGACGGGTGCTAATGATTTCATCAATGCCGCCATCATAGAAGGTCTTACGAATAATGTCACCCCAGTCCACAAGACGCTTACAGAAGTCACAATCTTCTACTCCAAGTTCTAAAGCAATACCCTCAAGGATCTTTTGTTCAGTAGAAGGAGTAGGATACATCTGCTCAAAGGTCACAGGGAAACGTTCAAGAAATGCCTCATTAAGAACATTAGTGCCGATGAAACGACCATCATCAGAACCCTTGCCTTTCGTATTGGCAGTAGCAATCACATTAAAACCAGAAGAAGGTTTTACAAACTTACCAATCTTCTTAAGGAAGACACCTTTGCCTTCAAGAACAGATTGCAAGCAGAGAATTTTATTGGATGCGAGATCGATCTCATCAAGCAATAGGATTGCACCTCGTTGGAGTGCTTCAATGACAGGTCCATTATGCCAAACAGTTGCCCCATCGACAAGACGGAAACCACCAATAAGATCGTCTTCATCAGTCTCAATCGTAATGTTTACACGGATAAGTTCTCGTCCGAGTTGGGCACACGCTTGCTCCACACTGAACGTCTTACCATTACCCGAAAGACCCGTAATGAACGTAGGATAAAAGAGACGGGACTGAATAATTTTTTTAATATCACCAAAGTTACCAAACTTGACGAAAGTATCATCTTTTTCTGGGATAAGGTTTTGTTCTGCGGAAGGCAATGCTGCAGGTGCCTGATAAGTGCGTTCGATTTCTTCCACTTTTTGTTGAGTCACTTCAAGATTCCACTTACCACGTCCTACTTTATAATCTGAAAGTTTGTTAGTGATAGTCTGATAGTTGGTTCCATTCATTGCACACCAAGCACGAATGTCTCCAGTAGTCACAGATTCGCCATAAAGTTCCTGAAGAGAAGTGCGGATGTAGTCAGCAGAGAGAGACATGATGTTGGTTGTTCGTTTCAACTGAAGTTATTATACAAGGAAAAGGGGATCTCAATGACCCCCTGTGGACAGTTTAGGAATTGGACAAGTACTCTTCCAACTCTTGAACCAATCTTCTCTTAGAGTGCCTTCTATCCAGCTCAATGCCGACAGTGCGACCATACTCCTCAAGTTCTTTCTTACTCATATCATGAAATGATACGTCACTCTCATAAAGTTCTTCTTCAATAACCTCTTCATAATTTGTAGTATCTTCACCAACAATAGGAGACTCTGCAACCTCTACAGGTTCTTCTACTACAGGTTTTGGTGTGGGAGTTGGAGCAGGTGCTGCTTTTTTACCTCCCACTAAATCTCCAAATCTAGACATTAGTTTTACCTATTACTTATAAAAATATTTATCAGACAATAAGGTCTACAAACTCATTTAGGATTTTCTTATTCATTTTTTTATTCTGAAGGCTCTTCATAAATGACTTTTTAATTTGTGCCTTTGAAGCATCTTCATCTACATCAAATTCAGACTCACTTGCAAGAGCATTTGCAGAAAGACCAAAGTAGGTGTGATATCCAGATGTCTTAATTGCAAATGCTCTCTCTTTCTTAAATTGAATCTTAATTTTCTCATTCATCTCAAAGTTACCAAAAGTATAACGACGAATAAAAGAACTAGCATCACCTGTTGAGAGAACACGAATACCAATGAAGTTTGTATCTACAAAGTTATCCTTAAGGTTTTCAAGAAGAACATCGGTCATATCATACCAATTGTCACCCAGATTATAAGTATTACCAGTCTTACGATCTCTCAAGAAACAGTTTGCTCTAATATGCGCCGTACCCATAAAAGGTTCAGATTCCCAGTGACGTTGCACTTGACGATGATATTTGAGAGAACATCCTTCACCATCAGTCAATACAACACATTGCACCTTCTGGAGTTTATTCTCTTTCTTAAATTGTGGAATGATTTGGTGAAGTGAAATCATTGTCTCATTTAAAGGAGTGCCAGAAAGATTCATACCTACAGGAATCTTATACATTGCATAACGACTAAAACTCCATGCAAGACGAAAAATATGCTTCATCTGATTCTCAAAAGTTTTAGTATTGACTTTATGAGTCAGAATATTCATCAAAGAGAACCACTCTCCAACTTGCATCAATCCATCTTTCTTTTTATAGGAAAGTTCTCGGAGACTTGATTTACCATCTTCATCGTAAGAAACCGGAGGATAATCATTAGTGAATGCATAAACATCAAAAGGAATACCAACCTTCTTACAGAACCATACCAAGTTACAAAGTTGTTTTACAGTATCTAACATAACTTTTCCCATAGAACCAGACCAGTCCAGAACAAACACCAGACCGTGATTCTTACCATCAGCAAGAGTGGTTACTTTTTTAAACAAATCCTCATTGTATTTGTAAGTATGAAGTTTAGTGCAATCAAGAACTCCAGTACGTGCAGTTGTAGCACGAGCATAGGAATCTGCTGACTTACGACACTCAAACTCTTTCACAAGATAATTAACTTCTTTCTGTGCAGACTTCTTAAACTTGAGGAACTCGGCATCAACATGATCAAAGACAGTTTTATCGTAATAATTATCCCACAATTCGTGACAAGCACTATGAATTGTTGAATTGGGAACAACAATCTTTTCCAAATTTACTTTTGGCATCTCAAGATATACATTCTCAATACCATTCATATTCACGAGGTCTTTAATAGATTCCTCAAGAGAATTCATAGTATTGACTTGAGGTTCTGCCTTTTCTCCAGCATTTTGCTTATAACTTGGAGTCTCCAAATCAGCATCATTTTTTTCAGTTGCATCCTCGGAAGAATTATCTTCATTAGATTTTTCCTGACCTTCTTCATCAGAATCGTTAGATTGCTGCTGTTGCTCGGTAGAACCTTGACCTTGTGATTCCAGAGAATCCATATCAGTCTTAGTCTCCATATTCATTTGATCTTGGCAATACTTATAGAGTGCCTGTGCAGCAATCAGAACATCATCAAAATCTTCACAACCATCAATCATACGAACGATTGGCATCTCAAGATATTCATCAAAAGGAATATCAATAAAGTTACCAATCTTGAAATAAAGATTTACTCGGTCTGCAAGGTTCATCTTGCTGACATCTTCACACTCAACACCAAAGAAATCTTTATCAGAAAGATCACTATAACCACGATAGAAGGTCTTGGAGATACCAGCATAACGACGTTTCATCATCTTCTCAATGCGAGCATCCTCAACCACATTGACGAACTGTGGAGGAATTTTATAATCTTTCAACCAATCACGGTCAGGTGTATAAAGTGCGTGACCCACCTCGTGTGCCACCAACATATCATAAATCTCATTCGTGGCACCCTCCCACATTGGCAGAGTCAGAACACGAGTATGGACATTGAAGCAAGCAGTCTCAACCTGCTTGTGCTCCACTACAAGATCCTCAG